GTGGTTTTAACAACCAACCTTACATTATATTCTTAACTTGTACTCTTTGGTAGTATCTGTTAGAATTTGCATTACCAGAGTTGTTAACTGGAGTTACGTTTCCAGAAGCAGCACCTGTTTCAGCAAATGGGTTCGCTACTAGACCGTATCTAGTTTTGAATCCAATTTTAGGTTGGAAAGTGTCCTGACCAACTGCTCTCACCATTTGTAGTGGAACATATGGACAGTAGAATATACCAGCATCATAAGGTGAAGTACCTTTGTAACCAACTACGTAGTATTGTTTCGCAGCTGAGTTTGCTGAATATGGATCAATGTACACTTTAAATCTACCGTTTAATGTACCAGCAAAAGTATTACCAGTATCATCTACGTTTAGATTGTTGTTTAACGCTGGAGTGTAATCTAATACACCTGCCATTTGAAGAGCACTAGCAACATCAGCAGAACAGATAATCATATTACCTTTTCCTCTTCTTGTTCTTTGTGCAATTCTGTTCGCATCTCTTTCAAGTTGGAACATTAAACCTTTGAATCTTTCAACAGACCATCTTCCGTTTGAGTCTGTATCTAAATCAAAGATACCAGCAGTTGTTACGTTACCAGTTTGAGCACCTTTTTCAGCGTTTAAGTATATTGTTCTTACAACTTCTCTATTGATTTCCGCAAGGATTTCAGCAGATAAAATGTTAGCAAGTTCTGTTTCAGCATCTAAACCGTGGATAGCTTTTAAGTCTTGTGCTAATTCCATAGTGTATTCTGCTTTAAGAGCTCTTGACTTAGCAGTCACAGTTGATTTCTCAATTGAGAATGCCATTTCAGCGAAAGCGTTACCAGATGAATCACCTAGTGCTTCAGCAGTTGCAGTTGTCATTGCTTGACCAGCAGTGTACTCACCAGCAGATGGACTGTCGTTAAGAACAGCAGGGTTAGTACCTCTTTGTTCTGTAACACCATTACCAGTTGTTGAGTCACCAGCAGCATTTCTTCCTGAAAAGTCAGAATCTGCTTCGTCAAATAATGCTTCGTTTCCTGTTTGTGAAGTGTATCTACTTCTCATTGCGAAGATAAGACCAGTTGGTCCAGTCATTGGTTGTACACCAGCGATATCGTATGCAATAAGATTTGGCATCGCTCTTCTTACTAAAGAAATAAGAATTGGATCCCAATTAGCTACTGGAGCGTTTCCACCCGCTGTAGCGTTAGTAGGAGCAGCTTCTGATAAGAAAGCAGCGTCTTCTCTTGCAGCTCTCTCTTGGTTTTCCAAGATAACAGATGTAACGGCACGTCTGTAAGAGTCCTGGATTTTTGGTAAATCAGGATGCTCTAGGACTGGCTGCCATTTTTGTTCGTATTTTTCAGATAAAAACATTTTGTTTTCTCCCCTATATTATTTGTTAGACAATTTAATGTCTTTTGTTTTACTTATAGCGGCGGTATAAGCAGCCATTGCATTTGATAAATCTACATTGTCTGTAGATGAACCAGCCGCCACATCATCTAAATTCTCTTTCACTTCAGATTTTTTACCAAAGTAAGATTCTTTTACAGTTTCTACTTTTTTCTTAAAGTCTTCAGCGTTAGAGTATTCAATCTCTTCGGTTAACTTAGCAAACTTTTCTTTTGCTGTATCAGCAAGATCAGCAGATGCTTGAGTTAAAATATCTTTTCTCTCAAACACAGATTTTTGTTTGTTAAGATCAACGTTCTTTTCGATTTGCTCATTGAGTTTCTTTTCCAGTTCTTCAATTTTGCTAGCTTGATCCTCTAGCACATTGTATTTTTCATCTGGAACATCAATGTAATGCTCTTCAAAAAGTCGTTTAAGACCGCTAATAAAGTCTTCAGCGATCTCACCTTTAATACCTCTTTCTAAAGCGAGTTCGTTTTCTTTCATCCACTCTTCTACCACATATGATAGATAAGAGTCAACTTTTTCTACTAACTCATCTTTTGCTTTAGAAGATTCTTCTTCGAATTTTTTAGCGTAATCTGCTTCCATTTCTTCAGCGATTTCTTTTACTTTAGATTTAATCGCAGCTTCAAATACGGTTGCAGCTTTTGCTTTAAATTCTTCAGAAAGATCAGTTTCTCCAGCGATCAAAGCATCAACGTGTTCTTTTACGTCAATTTCTTTTTCTTCTTTCTTTTCCTTCTCGTCTTTTTTCATTTCAGAATCGTGTGACATTTCTTTCACATCTTCTTTTTCCTTGCCATCTTTTTTGTCAAGGTATTTTTTAAGACCAGCTGGAAGTTCGCCTTCTTTAACTTCATCTTTCTCTTTGTCGGTTTCTTTTGACTCTTCTTTTAGCTTAGGCATTGCATCAGCAGCACCTTGGCTTTTTTGTTGTGGGTCGCCAGAAACTTGTTTAGTCTTTTTAGTTGCGTCAGGATTGCTGTCTGTTGGTTTTACAACAGCTGCGCCTAAATCTTCGTAACCTGCCATTTTGGCAATGTGTGAAGGTTCAGCCGCTACAGCATTTTTTTTCGGAGCATCTGCTGGAGTTTGCTCAGCAATCGCTTCTTTTTCTAACGCCTCTATTTTGTTTTCTGTATCGGCCATTGAGAAATCTCCTTTTTAAAAATAAACGTTTATTTTCTCTCTTGTTACTAGATATTTATAAGATTAAAGTTTTTTAAGAAAGTCCGCAAAGACTTTTGATTTAGCTTCTGCTAAAGCGTTTCTTTTTGCAGTTTCTATTGATCTTTTCCACTCATTAATATCTTTTTCAACTAATACGCCGTTTTCCCATACCCACTCTTTACTTTCCATAATACCCTCTACGAAAGCGTCAGGAGCGCTTGGGTCTGCAACGATATCAGCAGCAGTAGCTAAGTAGAAGTCTTTACCTACATAATTAGCACCACCTCTTTGTACTAATGAACCCATACCACGAGATGATACTCCTAGCTGTGCGCCTTCATCAATAAGACCTTTTACAATCTTACCATAAGGCGTGTTCATTATTTTTGCTTCACCAATAAAATTATTGCCATCTGGATAAAGTTTCGTAATCATATGTGAAACTCTTTCCAAATTTACTGTTGGTCCGTCAGGATGTCCTAACTCACCAAAGGCTCTTTTTTTATTGATAAATTCTCTATTGTATCTATTTACTTCGTTTTCAAGTATGTCTTTTGGATAGACACGTCCATTTCTATTTTTAATTTCTGTTTGTAAAAAGACACCTCTAATTTTATAGTTTTTATTACCGTTGTTTTCTTCAACGATATATTGTGCGTCTGAAATTTCTTCCGATATTAACTTCATAGTTCTCTCTCTTACTACTATTTATAATACTTTTTATCTAAACTCTATAATTATTGTGTAATTATCACCATTAACAAAATTTCTTGTTGATAATAAAACATCACCTGTAGGTGTAGTTGCATTGTTTAAAAAACTATTTCCAGCAGTTCTTAAATCCCAATGTCCGTTACCTGACAAGAAAGCTGCA